TGTAACTAGAGCAGAATCCCCGACGTATGCCGTCGCATCCGATAAGTTAAATGCAGGTGTTGTATCTGATCCACCTAATGTCAGAGTCACTCCACCATAATTCACAGTACTTGCAGCTAACTTGCTGACAGCGATTGCTGCACTCGCATTAACGTCTGCATTTTGAATACTAAGAGTAGGAGTTAGCGTACCGGCAGAATCATCATACGTCCATGTAATTCCATTGCCAGACGATGCTTGAATCAGGCTTGCAACCTGGTCATCGACGTTCTCATCTACAGTTTGATACTGCCATTCTGATGCAGAGTTATTCCATGTTAAAACCTCTTGATCTGCAGGGGTACCGGTTTCAATTGTCCGACCTCTGATAGCATTTGCATCCTTACTATCTCCAGAATATTCAACGGTAATTTCCGAGTTGGAATTTACATCGACGATATTAGTTCCGTCATCGACCTCTATTAATGCACCGTCTGTAACGATCTCAATATAGTTAACATCGGCCATCTAATTTCTCGTGACTGATGGGGTAAACGTACATGTCCCCTCAATGAATCGAGTAACAATCCCAGAACCGTCAATCAATTCTAGATCCCACACACCGGGTCCAGGGGTGATAGCTGCAGTCTGTGTATCGGTCAGCTTTATAACAATAGTTCCAGCGGATCCACCGAGTGTAATGCCAGAACTAGAGGTAAGATCAGCGAGTGCAGAGGAGTCACTCTGCTTGCGTCTAATCGCCATTTTTGCAGTATAGCCGGTCAAGTTTTTTGTAGATGTTTTGGCAGCGTTAGTATACCAAGTCAGAGTTACTTCCCAATCGGCATAAGTGTCGATAGTAAAATGGACTGGACCTGCGGCATAACTCATAACCTTCACTCCCTATTATTTTAATCTATCGATCACATCAGGTAACGATCTTACTGCCCATGTCTGAAAACGACTTATACCTGCCTCAATATGTTCTGCCATAATCTTTGCACTTGATGATGAGATTCTCAGCTGTGCTGGATTCCCTGGCTTTATCGAAAACATCTGGGGCAAACCTTCCACCTCATCACCGACAGCGAAACCAGCCGACTCCATCTCGTCGAGTACTTCGTTAAGTCCTCTTTGTTCTGCCATAGTCTGCACATTGCTGGTGATTAGGATTCTGTAAATCGTTTCGTATTCAATTTTCGTCAGCTCAAAATCGATTTTTTTACTCATGTTGTCTCGTCCATCTGAAGGGGAAAGAATGTACTACATTTCAAATCTAACATTCACCTAGTTTTTTTTCTATTCTAAAACGGTCCTTCTGTTGGTGCCTCTGTACTACCAGTTGCGTATTGCTTTGGAAGATTGCTGCTTACCATCGTAACTTTATTCTTTAGGGTCGGTATCGTGTAGGTAGCGTCGGCATATTCCTTAAGGGCTAAAGAAACTAAACCGTCACCTCTCACTGCTACAGATTCTACCCAAAACTTTTTTGCATCCCAGTTGGGTGTAGAGTGTGTAACCTTAACCACAGATCCTACAGTTAGTTTCAATGCCTCTCTTTGTGCCGTAAGTGTACATGTGATATCTAGTCGAGTTTCTTTTAATATCTCAGAACAAATTGTAGCAGCAGTATATTCATCATTAGTAAACGGTAGCTCTATTTCCATCTCATTTAATAGTCCCCCATCCTCTACTAGATAACTATTAGTATCACCTGGATAAGGCCATGTAATGGTTTGTGGTTGATAGTTTTGATCCTTATCTATATAGGTAGCCTTAATACTATTAGGAGTCTCATCTATACCCGACCTCTGGAAATTCCAATCTCCTACAATATTGGTTTCATTTAACTCAAAAGTTTCAGCAGAGGTGACTTTCCTCAGCTTGAGAGAATACAATCCATTTTCATATACTATCCTACCATTACAAGAGGTCAGGAGTTTTTCAAGATTAGCAAGCACAGATTCATCGGAATTCAATAGTCCATTACAAGTATAGCGTTTTTGGGATATAGTTCCGGTGGTCAAGCTGATAGTTGGTGTTGTATCGCAATAGGTATCCGCTGCAGAAAAACTAGCTGTATCCATTTCACTTCCAGGTATTCCCATTCCATAAGTTTTAGAAGTCATATAGTCGTATATACATCTAGCCGGATTAGTAGAGTAAGCCTGAGCTGCGGTTAGATCATCGACGTTTGGAACCAAATTCCCACCCACTGTCATCGTGATATTCGGTAATCCGTTTGGATATGCGGTACTATCGTAGAACATCCAGAAAGTAGCGTATGCTACGCCTTGACCTATCGTTTGTGTGCCCCATGCTCCTGTAGCCGTGCTTGTATTTGAGTGCTGATTGTTTAGATAGTAATCTACGGCAGTTTGGTTACCGCTATGGATCATATATCTAAGGAAATAGTTAGTGCCCCAAGTACTACTACTGCCGTTCCACCAACGACTATTAGACATGCCTGTAGTTGTGGGGTTTCCGGATGAATCGTTACTAGTCATTGCCGCCCCATCAATTGCTTCATCCTCATCAAAATAAACATAGCCTACGCCATTAATACCACGCTCTGCTGTAGCGTTCCCACCTCCGGCAGATACACAGATTGCACCTGTAACTGAGATTGTATAAGGTGCGTCTGATCCAGTACCAATCACTTTCTGCCTTATATCAATAATCTTGAGTCCAGTTTTCACATTACCATAGATAATCGGTAATGCAGATTCACTTGCAGTCGAGTTGATCTGAGTGCCTTGCTGCCTACTTGCAGCACTCTCTTCCTGAAGGTTTTTAGACTGCCTCCAAGCGTCATAGGCTGCAACGCCCGAATTAGCCATAGCAAAGTAGGTAAACGCCCTCTGAGCTACTGCACTAGCTCCACCGCCTTTTAGTATTCCAGCGACGATAGAACCCGCCTTAATACCAAACTTAAATACAGAGCTTGCCTTAGGACTCATGTACCGGCCATGCTTCCTGGTGTAGTATCACCGCTATTACCTGTCGGTGGAGTGCCTGCACCCTTACGCCCCCAGAAAACCGGCTTAGTTCCAATATCCGGTACAGTGTTAAATAGATAGTCATTATCAGTACCGAGAATATTATGACCATAGGTTACAACTACTGATGAACCACCCCCGCTGCCGGTTCCGCTTGCAGCACTTCCAGCAGTAACGGTAAATGAATTTTCTGATGGAACTGTAACTACTTCAAATGTGCCATTCATCGTTAGACCATTTACAGCAGCAGCTCCGGATATGGTAACCTGACTACCGATTCCTATCCTACATGGAGCTACACTATCAGTAAATAATACGCTGGTTTCTGTATCAGTTGTTGTAATTGGATTGGCTCCAAGAGTTCTAGTTATATGCGATCTATTTTGCATATCTCTTAAAGACTTCCAATTAGTAAAGCACGACCGGTTAAACATATAGCGTGCCATCTCAGATACAATACTTGTAGAGATAGTACTAGTTCCCCTACTACCGGTATCGCTAGGCTGCTCACTAACTTCCCATGATGAGTTCATCATTCCCTTAAACACTAGTAGAGGATCTACGACAACTACACCGGTAGATAAAAGAACCTGACCAAAATAGATCCGGCAACTACGCCCTCTTACTTCATTAGTTAACACCTCAGTTATTATACTAGTATCAACGCCAGAAAATGATACGCTACATGACTGACTCGCAGGGTCTGCAGTTTCAGGCGGTGATTGTAGGTCGATAACCCCACCAATTCCTGTCCAAGTTTTAGAGTCCCATGAGACATCCTGCGGAGCATTGCTATATCTAATCGTTGATTCACTACCTAGCATCTCTATTAACCAAACATCAGAATAACCTTCCTTGGCTTCTATAGCAGTTATCATTGCGGAAGTAAGTGCTGGACGTACAGCCATTATGGAGCCTCTTGAAACGTTACCTTTAAGCCTGCTATATATTCATCTGGTCCTGCACTAGCAGCATCATAGTCTAGGATTACTGCTGTAATCGCACAACTGGTAGTTGTAATAAGTGCATCATCAGCTGGGCTACCACCAGCGACTATTGGTGGCGTAATAGAAACACTAGTATCCGCACTTGAAGATGAAGCACTAGTGACGTCCGCTGTGGCTCTGAATAAAACAGATAATCCTGCAATAGTAAAGCAATCTCCAGCCTTGAGTACACCTTCAGAAGCGTCCCATCCATCCGTAACTAAAGTAGTTCCGCTTTGTGTCGCTCCATCTACCCTAGGCGTTCCGCCTCCAGTACCCATCCTTGCCTTGCCACTACCAGGTAATAGATAATGAGAGAGAGTACAAGTCGCTCCTGTATTATAGAGATTCTGAATCGTAACTAGTAACTCCTGTACATCCTCATTACCTGCTTTTAATACTGGCCATGTCTCCTCCCACACTAGACCTTGTGCATTCTGCGATCTAGTCTGAAGTCCTCCACTCTGGCCCACGGATATTAGACTTCCGATATTCTGTGGATATGTAACATTTGCCGGGGGTAAAGTTCTAGGAAAGGCTGCCATTTTATGGGGATCCCGTTGTAAAGGCCTTACGCACACCAAAGCTTTTCCTTGATGCGTCCACAACAACCTTAGCGATTTCGCCTTGATTATCGTTTATAAATCTAGCAGCATCCTGACTATCAATAGCGTTTACCGAAAAGTTAATATTCTGATTAACTACTGCCGATGCAGGTAGACCTTGTGCCTGAGGTGCAATCATCCTATGCGACCCTCTTTTTCCTTTAGCAAGTTGATCCTTCACTGAAGTTGGCCTGACTTGCGTCCCGGTTAGATTAGCTACAAATTCACTTTCTGGAAATAGCCCGGTTAAGGCCTTGAATACTAGCCATTGCATAGTAGCTTCCACTAACTGTTTCTGCATCTTAGTAAAGAAACCGGTAAAGGCATTTGACATTGTAGAAAGACTACTCACCACATTACCTACCATACCGGTAGCAAAGTCCTCAGTTAGTTTTCCTAACTTATCCCCGAGCATCTCTACAGTAGTTCCAATATCGTTATTCATTTTCTCTAATTGTTCCGAGAGTGTCGTTACAGCCGGACGAGTTGTGGTATTGATAGTAGTTCCTAACTCATTCATTGTTTCCGTTAGACCCTTTCCTCTAGTGCCTGAGGTCTCTATTGCCTGCCAAAGATCGGCAGTCAGATCTGCTATTGCCTGTATCGGAGATACCGCTGCCTCAAGAGCTTGATTAAAGTTCTTATCAAAATCTTCCATGGCTTCTTTTCTTAGCTCCTGATTTCTATCTATAAAAGCCTTAGTTGCCACGATAAGATTTCCCATGGCTTGGATTAGATTTCCGATTGATCTCACTGGTGCGAAAATAATCTTTGCAACATTACTAAACGCAGAAATAGCTAGACGTCCCCATGATTGAATGATATTTGCATTGACTAGCAACTTGTTTTTTATCTCATCGAATTTACCAGACTGACCACTCAGAGAAGTTAACACTTCACCAAATACTGGCATCAGAATCTTAGCCATTGTGTCTCTAAGTTCTTTGAACATAGCGATTAATTTTCTAGCTACATTTGCCGAGCTATTCTGAGTTCTATCTAAATCGCCAACCGCTACTCCGGCTTTCTCGGTGATTAATGCAAGAGTCGCTGTAGCTTTTTCCTGGGACGTCAATGTAGATGCTACAGTTTTACCACTCTGAGCCAACGCTAGTTGCTGAACATCGGTTTCCCGGATCACGATTCCGAGCCTTTTCATTTGCTCCCGCTCGCCTGTAAGGGCTGAATTGACAGCCATAAGCACTTCCTCAGTGGGAAGATTATTAAATGAAGATAGGTCTCCCGAGAGTTTAGTTATTTCACTCGCCATCTTAGCAGACTCGACTTGCCCGAAACCAAGCCCCTGTGCTATCGCCCCAGTAGTCGCTACAAGACCCTTGGCCTCATTAGTTGTCAGCCCTGCCTTATTAGCAAATCCATCTAAGAACTGATTCATCTGAGCAGAGCCTTGCGGACCAAAGACAGTATTAAACTTACTACCTGTTTCCTCTATCTCTGCACCTAAATCAAAAACCTTTTTTCCTGCAAAACCAAGTCCTGCTAGAGCAGCGGATGCTGCGATACCGGTACTAGCCATACTTCTTAAACCGGCACTCATTTTTCTAATACGTTTAGAAAATGTTTTTGTACGCTTTTCGTTTTTAGCCATCGCCTTAGCGTAGTCGGTAGTACCCGCTGTAACGTTGACATGCATCCTTGAGACAGTAGCCATTACTTCCTCATCCTATCTTCAACTCTAGCGATCATTTCGGCTTGCTCCCTTTCTTCATTTTTAATTCTACCCAAGGCCAACCACTCGCTATATTCTCTGGAGGTCATTCGCCTCTGCAACTCACCAACGGGAGTACCCATCATTTCAGCTAAATCAAACCAGTTTCTACGATGAATACTCCGCCTTAGTTTTTTTCCAATTCCTCAACGTCAGCTTCAGTTATCCCACTCAATCTGCATGCTACCTCAAATAATCTATTCAAGGCGGTAGCCGATTTACTGCCTAGTTTAACGGCATCTTTCTGGCTGAATATTCTTTCGCCTTTATCGTCAACTGCACTCAAGGCGATTAGCCTAGCTCTTACATTTTTCATAGATACCTTTTGATTTTCATCTAGAGAATCTGCCTCAAATGAATCTCTCTCGGATCCTTTTAATTCTCTAAGGGCTACTACTCCACCCCACTCTGGTACCTCTACTTCCTCAATCTGTAAATCATCAGCTTTTAAAATCGCATCTCTATCTAATCTTTTCATTTTTTTACCTCTATGTTGAAGGGAAGGGTCTTGCTTCTTACTCACTACATATTAACTCGTTGCTCTAACTAATGCTGATGCACTCTGCCAGGTAGCGGTGGCCATGGCCTGGTCACCTACGCTCCCGGCTACTGGATTATACGATTCAAGCACCCCAGTTCCGGTCCATGATGGGTTGGAGGTAGCCACAGAACCACTAGCCGGTCTAACAATTAAAGCAGCATTTGTGGCAGCTGGTCCTAGTAGAGGATATAACGTAGCATCTACTTTACTAGCGGCATAGTCTTGTAGAAACTCCACCGTTATAGACCAGGTTGCTAAACCGTTAGCGTTACTTTGGAAGGTATCGCCCATGGCAGTGTCATCTTGAAGTGACGTCCCAGCGTCAATCGTGATACTTTTGACATGATCGCTTAAGTCGGTACCACCAACACTCAGAAAGGCATCATATAAAACCATACTAGCCATTATCTTTCTCCTTAAATTAAATTATTCCTAGTGAACAAATAAAATCAAATTGTGGCGAGCTGCCACCTATCGTAAAATCTACACGCCAATAAGCGTCTGTTACTGCACCTGCTTTGCTTTTCATTTCTGAAGTTATCGCTGTAGCTTGTGTATGGGTTATTTGGCTAGTGGGTGAACTGAAGCCACTGCCACTATCCGATTTAACTACCACGTCTAAAGTAGGAGAGCTTCCTGCTACTGTAATAACATGCAGAGCAGAAAAAATACTTTGAGTAGCACTCACTGCTCCGAGATTATTAACGGCACTTGTTCCGCTACTAGTTCTAGTAGTTCCAGGAGTTACTAGAATCTCTCCATGCACCACCTTATCCCCACGCCCTTCACCAGACACCCTAAAGGCTAGCATTTCTCCCACTGTACCAGTACTAAAAGGGCTGTATTCTGATTGCTGTAAATTTGTAAAAAGTGCCGGCGAACCTGCCGCCTGATCTACCGGAGTCACAGTCACCAAAGTTTCTGTGGCACTAATTCCGGAATCCGCAATAAGGACGCCATCAGTTGTGCTATTCCAGTAGCCCTCCCCTTCAAGAGAAACAGATGACAGGCCGCCATCATGTGAAACAAATGTGTCCCCATATACAGTGTCATCTTGGATCTGATTTCCAAGATTTACTCCGACTGCATTAAAAGATGAGGCAAGGCTATATGCCCCCCAATATAAGCCGACGTTTGTTTGTACAAATGTTGCCATAGTATTATTCCCTATAAGAGATGGAAAAATCTTTTTCTACAATAAATAAATCAGCAGTTAAATTGTATTCATCAAAACTGCTTTCCGGTAGACATCCTTCAACTACCGGTGTAGTTGTCGAGTCTCTATAATATCCAATTGCTGCCTTAACCTGTGCTGCTAATCCTCTAGCGTTTTCAGGAGTATCCGCCTGGCAAGAAAATCTAAACCTAGACATTACAATTCCCGGGTCTGAATTCATTGCTGGTGGTGAAACCTCACTAACTCTTTCATAAACAATTAGAGGAAGCGTCGCATCTGCAGGCCTTCTTAGCGGGTAGACTCTTGTAGAAACAAGATCGGTAACACCGCTTACCGCCTGGAGTCTAGAATAAATCACATCCTCAATCTGATTTGCCAAGATATGTATCCTTGTTCAACGTTTAAATCCCCATTTTTTCGCTACTTGAAATATGCTTTTTTTAAGTGCCTCTATAATTATCTTGGACGCCTGACCTTTTTTAGCTTCAAATGCAGGCTCAAGAAATGGACTTGCTCCAACTACTCCTACATATTTAGGAACACTATATCTCTCACTTTTCCTATTTTTCTGATATCGTGGCTTAGTTCCTTTTTCTATAAACAAGCCATAATACCCATCACTTTGATTATTAACTCTAAACGAAACTCCAAAATCAGAAAAGTAATTTGTAGCTAGTAGTAACACCTCATTTATATTTCTAATAAGAGTACCAGTTTTTACAGGGGCTCTCATTCTAGCTTCATTGCGTATTAGTATAGCACCTTTTTTTGTAGAGCTTTTTAGCACTTGTTTTTGTTGAGGCTCCGCAAGTTTCTTAAACATCCGGCTAGTTTCTTTATCTCCCTCTAGCATCATCTTAAATTGCCAATCAGTACTGGGCATTAGTCTAGAACCCCTGTACCTACAGTACAAGTAAACTCTAGAGTTCTGTTTTTCATATCGACATTGACCATACTACGAATTGAATAAATAGTACTATCGTTTTTCATTCTCCATCTATCCGGTTCAACGTCTGCTATGATGTCATCGTAATGGGCAGTAATTTTAAGCGGTTGGGATCCAAGTACTGCATGTGCCGACCAATATTCCCTACCCTGTAAAGGCTCAACGCTGCACATCCTCTCACCTTTGTCTAGCCAATTAGGCGTTTCAAAGCCGTCAGTATCCTTAGACCTAGAGTCATATTGAAACATGAGTTTCACACGTTTTCTAGATAATGTTTTAGCCATAGTTTAATATCTCTGAAATCTTTCAGAATCTATTAACCTTGAGACCCCTAAAGGTAACTCAGTTGCAATCGTGCCTGTAATAACTGGTAAGGGTTGGTCAAAGAAATACGCAGCAGTCATCGTGACAGCTGCTGCGATTGCTGCCGGAACATCATCGGCATCTGATCCATAGCCGGCTTTAAACTTTATCTCTATAGGAGTAGGTCGATCCATTAAGTCGGGCCAGTCTTTGTCCTCATTTAGCCACACTACACCGGGATCCCCTGAGGTGCTAACGGTATAATCATCGGTCGATAAAGTATCTAGAGTTTCTGTAGCATCTCCATAATACTTTATATGAGTTACTGATAGTAGTGGTGGATACGGTAATTGTATTTCTCTACCCGGCCACTTATCCAAATAAAGAGTATAAGTAGTTTCAATCAAGCAACGACCCAAATCATTCTGCACTGCATTTGTCGCTGCATGTATTAATTCCTGTAGCGTAGTATCAAAATCTCTAACGTTATCCAAGCCAAGATTTCTTTTCACTCTATCTAGAGAAACCGGTCTAGTTGTAGGAGCAGTCGTGGTAACCACTCTGTTCCAAGGTGTTTGTTTATGCATTATCTCAGAGCTTTAAGAAGGTCTGCTTTTGTTACTCTACCTTTGGATCCTGTGCCTTTAACTTTTAATTCACGTTTTTCTGCTTCTTGCTTTAAATCTGATAGCTTCATATTTTCCAGAGCTGCAGATTTTCCAGGGGTTTCTACTTGTGTCGCAACTGCTCTCTGCATATCATCGTGGGCTGCTCTTTCAGCTTGGCCCGTCGATATCATAGCTTCCGCTAGATCATCTCTCTCTAAGTAAACATGGCCTTTTGTTAAGCCGTCTAAACGTCGGATCAGTATAGACATTAAATACTCCGGTAAAAATTTAACAAATAGTGGGCAGGGAGCTTTGCAGCTCCCCACCCACAACCTCAATGCGAACTACTAACTCTCAAATTAGGATTCCGCTGTCAAGGCTTCGACTTCGGCATACCTCGCTCCACTCAATACTGCACCTATGGAAGCAAAGGTGGCTGCACCTGGATCTGACATATGCACAGTGATCCAGTTGTATCCATCGCTCAAGTCTGCACTGTCTATTTCAATAACGTAGTACACACCGTCGTTAGTGGAAGTTGAAAACCCCGATGCGGTCGCTGCTGTCCTTGCTCCAGTGGTATCTCCACCAGCCGTTTCTTCAGCGTAGTAGCTGAAGGCTATCGCAGTTGCACCAGTTCCTGAAGCATCTTGATTTTCTTTAACCGTGACGGTAGAGGCTGCCCCGGTTACCCCGAGTGAAATAATAATACTAGCATGGCTATAATTGCTCATATCCCAAGCATCGGATGTCTGAGCACCAGCATCAATATCCACAGGGGCTACGCCAAGGATAAACTTACCCTGGCCTTCACCAATATTAAATCCATTAGCTGCTGACATATTACTCTAGCTCCTAGTGGCTAAGGTGACAAAGGGGCTCTGCGTGTTAGAGCCTTGGAACGGTGTCAATGCACTGTTCCACATCGGTTGTCCGTCCACACGATACATCCATCTGAACGCACGTTCATCATATAGAAACCTGACGTGCATGCTAGAATCGCCTCTAACTGCACCCTTATCTATTAACATGTACTGGGAGAGATCGACGGCTACGACATCGCCAACGGTGCCAAGCGTAGAATTATACTCAGTAGCAATTACAGGCCTATTGTAAAGCCTGCTAAATGGTGTATCACTTAGACCTAGTGGGGGTAGATAAATCGGATGATCGCCACTAGTAAATTGAGTAAGCTGCGGCTCGCAATCCTGATTGATTAACCATACCATTGTCCGACGAGATGGTGCCCACATTCTTGACCACATTTTTTCGACGTTAGTTGCGTTAATCGTAGTTGCCGTCTGCCCGCTTTCTTTGGCCTGTGAAACTGTTGCATTGGCATTTAGGATGCCTAATGGCTGTCCGGATCCAGTTCCCCGGAAAATTGCATTTTCAACTTTGAAGGCAATCTCTTGTGGGACTGCTCTTTCTACCAATCCTGCCAAGCTAGTCTGATCCATTAAGAGTTCTTCAGTAGCATAGAATAGACATGCAAGTTTATTCAACGTCAACGTTTGCTGTGCAAAGGTTGGTTGGCTTGCAGTCAATGCTGCGGCCTCTGCTGTCCAGTACGCACGCAGCCCTCCAAACCTTGAACCGTCGGCCCGAGAGGTCTCGTCTACCATGTTATATGTCAACCCATTAGCTGTAGGCCCTATAGCCTGACGAGTGACACGGGACGCAATTTCGCCGGTTTGGTACACTTTTTCCAGGATCTGGTCGTTGAAATCCTTCTGGACAAGGTACCCACCAGAACTTGCTACAGCTTCTGATGCACCGGATCCGTCACGTTTTTCATTTTCAGGGTTTCCACCTCTTTCTTGGAGGAAGTGCAGACGCTTGTCAACACTTTCAAAACGAGATTCCGGGTGGCTTGCATGGGCGATAGCTTGCAGCTGTTCACCAATACTATCAAACCCTCTTTCATTCTGTCTATCTTTTCCCATACGAACTTCTGCATGGCTCTCTCTAGTTTGGTCTGGAGCAACTGCTGCTTCAGGCCCAACTGGTGTTGTAGCCGGTTCTGATAAATCTCCGGCAATTTCTGCGAGCCTATCAGCTCTCTTAATTTGAGAAAGAACATTTTCTAGTTCAGAAAAATCTGAATCATATTTTTGCTGTTCTTCCTCTGTCATTGTACGCCCTTCATCTTCAGCATTAGAGATGGCAGTCTGACACGACTGCTTCAACTCTTTAGCTCGATTACGCATATCCATGAGGATGTCCTATTTAATTGTGAACATTATTAGACTGGTAACTAGACAGGTTCGTGCAAGCGTCACCCTCTAGTTTTGAAAACGATCCGGTTGGATTGGCCCGACATGGCCCCGAAAATCGTTCTCAATAAATGTAAACTCTATCTCCAAATTATTCTAGTTTAATAGAGTGTTTTTATTAGATGTATAAAATACTTGTACATTTAGTAAAAATAGTGTTATACTATAAGTATCAATAAATCATTCAAGAGGATCAAAAAAATGAAAGACACAAAAAAGTTCATACTTCTTACACAGTTGGTTTCACCTTTACTAAGTTGGGAATTAATCATGGAATTAACTTATAAACCAATTACTAACATTTCAGATATCAAAAAATTTATAAACTATACTCATAACATTTTGAAAATCGATTGGCATCCTGATGATGGTTTTATGAATATCGCTACTAACGGCACTAGCGAGTATCTTGATTATGACCTTCGTGCAACTTTAGAGGATAGACTTGACGAGATTTATAAAATTATTGATAACGAGAATAATAGTTTTTCTTATAATAAACTTTGCAAATTACTAATAGATTCAATAGATGAGATGTATAAAGTAACGAGTACAGCTAATGTCAATTAAAACGAAAAAAACGAGAACAGAAAGAACTTGTCATCTTTGTAAATCTACAATTATGAAAGGCGAGTTATATGGTCGTAAAAACATATCGTTAGGAAAGTCTGCTTCTTGGACTAGAGACGATAGACCTACTGAAGAAATTCCTGCTTATGCATGGCAACCATATCGTGTCTCTGTAGCTGTTTGTTCAGAGTGTGCTATGCAATAATCGCAACTAAAAAACTAGCTACTATGTAGCATGGTTTCTCCGGAGATTCTGATCCTCTCTCCGGAGTTTTTTTATTTAGTAGCATGTATAACTGCCATCTCTTTTTCTAGTTGAGTGACACGCTCGACTAAATCTGCGATCTGAAGCGTAAGAGAGCCCTGCTGACCGATATACTTCCTCTGCCTATCCCTTATGTCCTCTAGCTCTACCATCGCTTGAGAGTCAGCCCTAGCCATTCCTTCAAATCGACTGCCTGCCATCCATGCTCCTACTAATATTGAGATAGCAAATCCAACAGAAATAGCCGGTAATGAAGTGGCCTTGGAAATAGCTTTACTCATCCATATCAACTGTCAGAAGTTTTAACTTAGTTTCTTTCAGCTTATTACTCGATATTGGTTCTGAGGCTTCATCACTTACTTCAGTATCACTAGACACCAACGTTATCCCAACGCTCTCTGCTGATCTTACAGCTACGCTAGTCTGATTATATGCAGGCCATGTCACCGGTGAAATTTCTCTAAGATCAATATCAAGCAAAGTTCTAACGACAGGCTCTGAGTTCTTTTCCCAATTATCGCTAATTGTAATAAACCCAAAACTCATTTGTTTCACCACGCCACGCCTTAAAAGATCAAGCTGCCTTTCTGTAAAGTCGGTAGCGTTAGCTTCAAAAAATATTCCGCTATCTCTAGTCTCTAATTTTAAACCGGTAGATTCTCTGGTAATCGGATCCGTTGAATCATGCTGCCAGAGCATTACAACATCTGAATTTTCTAAAGTTCTCTCCACTGCCTTAGAGTCAATCCTTTCTACAAATCCTCCGAGGTCTTGAGAGTCTCTATTAAAAGGTAACGCCATCCCACTTATTACTTGACCCTCTTCTGTATCTCTTACCTCAAATTGTTCTACTCCAAAATCTCTACGTTCATAATTTTCTTTTGACATAATTTTTCCTTATATCCCTGCTGAAATGAAACAATCACAGTTGCTATGAAGAGGTGGATGACCAATATTACTTGTAGCTACCATCGGCTTTAACTCTTTTTTGTCACCCTCTACAGGATCCCCAGTAATATCTAGACCGGGATCCGGTGCTACCTCCGCATATTTTTCTACAAATCTTTCCGACATGCTGACTACTTTACCGGATAATTTTTTACAATAAGGACAAGTTAAGCTACCGGCTGTGACCCATCTTTTGCTGATAACTCCTGCAGCCGTATAAGCAACTTTTGAAAAAGCACCATTGGCCTCTGTTGTTTCTTTTCTAGCTATTTTGGCTGCTCGTTTATTTTCCCATTCATCTAGTTTAGCGTCTAATTGATTATATACATCTACAAAATTGACGCTAGAAATTATGCTTTGCAATTCTTGTCTGGAAATTTTTGCATGCCTATTAGCAAATACACCCATATAACCTTCAAGAAAATCTTCTGCTTCCGACGTGAACTCCGGTGGAAAGTTAACTTCTATAGCAGCTTGAGTATAAATTTCGATTGCATATCTTTTGATTACAGGTAGCATCATCGCATTTATTGTTTCTGTAAATTCTCCATGAAAGAATTCATCTAAATCTTGATACAAGCTATCAGTACCTCGCAACTCTTTTGACCTTTCTATACCGGTTAAATTCTTTTTCATCATTCTACGAATAGCTTTATTTTCTCTCTTAATTAGCTTCTGAGCAGCCAACTCAATTTCCGGCCTGGCGATATCAGCTGCACTTTTTCTATTAGCTAAACTTCGTAATTCTTGTAGGGTTGCGTCAGCTTTAATATCTATGTTGAGGCTACGCAGTTCCTTAACAAGCGTTGATCTTATCGAATTATTTTCCTCAGTATCTACCGTTGCCATTATTGGCCCTACGTTGAGAGGCATCCAATGTGTAGATCCTGCATCATTATCTAGCGGATTCATGTTCTCCTTATCACGCCATTCATCAATTGTTAGAGCACCGTTTTGCAGTAGTATCTGATTAGCTTGAGCCCGAGCTTGAGCGTCTGGACGTAAGAAGTCCTGCATATCGAACTCAACAAAAGTACCGTCAGGAGTGAATCTCTGTAGTACACTTCGCCTTAAGGCCTGCTCCCAACGTATCGCCCAAGGTCTCACGGTATTTGTAGCAAACGATTTATTGGCTTCCACGACATTTGAAAACGTGCTACGCTCTAACAGATGCAAAAGATGGGGGGGGACGTTGAAAAGCCGAGATACCTCCTCGGCCTGATACTTCCGAGTTCCTAAAAATTGTGCCTCCTCTGGGGAAACACTAAGAGCAGTCCAGGCTAATCCTTCCTCTAATAAGGCTACAGAATGTTGTTTCCCACCACCATGAGCCGAGTGCCACGACTTCTTAATATTACTCCGAGCTTCTGGTTTTAATTTTCCGGGATGACTCAGGATCCCAGAAGGCGTAGCACTATTATGAAAAAATTTGCTGCCATATTTTTCCGCAGCTTGGCTTAATGCAATCGCTCCTGCTCCAACTGTAATCGGTGAATAGCCTATAAGGCCATCACTACTTAAACCTTTAACGTGTAGAATTTCTTCACTAGAAAAAACTCTAGTCTCCTGAACATTTTCTTTATAGTGATATTCTACTACGCCATTAACCATTTTTAACTTGATCCGGTCTGGATGTAGAGGAACAATACTGGTCAGATCACCGAGCCGATCAACTTCCAAGCGTGCAAAAAAGTTTCCACGCAGAAGTAAATGACCTTGCCCGAGTTCGATAAATTCTACAGCAGTCTGAAAACTATTTGGCTGCCATCGCAGCATGTTATAGAGATTGTTATTCCTCTCTCTCTCTTTACCGCCATCCTCAAGTTCTCGATATAGAATTAATGGGAGGCTTGCTAGAGTTCCTGCAATGACATTTACTGCTGCCCATACAGGAGTCTGACTGAGTGCCGTTGCAGCATCTACTTCCGCTGGATCCCCAAACCGGTTTACCGGTTCATACCAAAAATCATCAGCCGGTCCTGGAGATGCACGCTCCTCCAATATCGAAAAAATCCCCATGAGTTACAGTCTCCCCATTCTAAATGTTCCTAAATACATAGAGATTATACCCATAGCAATTAAGGATCCAGGCCATCCTATGTAGGCTAATACGCCAATACCGATCAAAATCATTCCACCATAAATATGAATATCTCTTAAATCAGGTTTTATCATAATACCATTATCCCCTCATCTTCATATACAGAGCCTTCAGGCTTTAAAGACGCTCGACCAACCGCCAAAATAGAAGCTATAATGCCGTCAATTTTATGACGTTTTGCCATACCTTTATCAGGCTTTATATTGCCTGATGGGTCCAGCTTTACACTTACGTTATTTGCTTGCCAAGCTAGACATGAGTTAGAACCATGTGCAAGCTTACCGGATACTACTAATCTTTCAAATTCTTTTGAGGGTTCACTTAGGCTGATAAATCCCTGACGCACCGGCACAGCGTTTAGCCCAATGTCATCTCTGATTTTTATCGCAGTTTGTGTAGCCGACCAGGGATCATAGGCAACCTCTTGAATATCAAACTTGTCTGCCAAGGTCGCTATGTCCTGAAGTATATAATCATAGTCAATTACATTACCTTCTGTAGGTGTTATCCAACCAGACTTTTCCCATAAAGAATAAGGGATCCTTTCCTTAGTTTCTCTTTTTACCATGGAATCTCTCGGAATATAACATCTGACCCACAGCCTATACAGTTCATCCTCTAATGGTGGAAAGAGCAATGCTAGAGCAGTTAGGTCTTGGGTGCTAGATAAATCTAAACCTGCAAAACATTCTCTACCGATCAATGCATCCAAATCTACAGACCCATCACACTTGTCCCAATCGTCCATTGAAAGCCATCGCTGCACCTGTTGAGTCCACTGATTTAAATGCAATCTCTGAAAAGCGTTCATACTACTCGGCTCGCTTAATGCTTCCCCTGCTCTTTGCTTAATAAATGATGGATAAATTGATACATTCATATTTGGATTGGCTTTTTCCCAGGTCTGTTCATTATAAGGGTCATCACCTTCATCCGCTGCGGAGATCCAAACAAACCACGAATCATCTTCAATAGTGTTACTTAGTATTCCTATAGCGTGGTCATGTAGTTGCCATCCAATTTGTTCTTGGTCATAGATGCCTGCAGTCGTTATCAGAATATTCATTGGCTGCCGTCGGGATCCCTGTGCAGTTACAAGCGTGTCCCATACCTTCCGATCCCGGTGACTATGAAGCTCATCAACGATATTACAGTGTGGGGAAAGCCCATCTAGGGTGCTACTTTCTGAGCTTAAGGGTTCAAATTTTGATGTAGTTCTTAATACACTTAAATTAGATCGCTGTATATTAACGTATTGCTGTAGCTCTTTTGATTGATTAATAATGTGGGTAGCACAATCAAATACAATTCTAGCCTGATCCCTCTTAGTCGCAGAGCTATAAATCTCTGCCCCCGGTTCACCATCGGCTATTAGTAGATAGACACCCAAGGCAGCAGCAAGCTGCGACTTCCCATTTTTTCTAGCCAACTCTAACCAAAGAGTTCTATGTAATCGATACCCGTCAGGACGCTTCCATGAAAATGCCTCTAGAATAATGACTTTTTGCCAGGGCTCCAGCTTCATTGAACTGCCAGCCCATTCACCCTTAAAATGCTTACAGAAGTTTTCTACAAAATCTATAACCCGCTCACCAGCTGCAAGGTCAAACCAGTAGCCCTTCTCTGGCCATTCTTTGTGAGCCTTAATAATTCTATTTCTAGTAGCAATCTCATGTTGTCCAAGTGCACGATTTGTCTTAAGTAAATCTTTTATTACTCTTAGGCCATTATCCGATTTAGTCATTTTGACATTCATGCCCTTTATAGTTTTCTATAAAAATAGGCGTCCGGGATCCCACATATGCTGTTACCACATTATATGTTAACCAATTGGCTGCTGAATCCTTACTAATATTTTCTTTCTCGGCTAGTAAAATTATACATTTTTCTAGACTATAAACCAATCTTAGATCCCCTGTAATGGGGTCATAACACTGACCCACTATGGCTTCTCTGAACTCTTTAGCTTCCCACACTTTTTACCTTCTTAAAAAGAAACTCTTCAACTACATCACTACTATCAGTTGCCTTACCGGTATCAATTCCGCTGCGACTGGACGGATCCAAGCCAAATCTAGGTGCTAATTTCAGCATTTGTTGGAACGCTTTATTGCGTTCAGTTACCTCTGGAATCACTTGCCGGTAACCATTACCGGTTTCATGATACCAGTTTTTACTTCCTAGTTTATTTAAATGCTCAGTTATTTCTAGCCAATCAGCATAAGCTTGACAGTATGCTGCAAAGGTTGAGGCATCGACTTCAGCTATCAATCCTAATTTTAGTAATTTGGGGCATAGATTATCCCATATTTCCTTAGCTTTTTCGCTCAGTATAGCAGGTTGCGAGGGATTACCAGTTGTAAAAGCTGACCCTTTAATTCTGCGATCAGGTCTATCAGTTCCTTGTAATTTTTTTAGAGCATCCGGTTTTCTTACTGTCATATTTTTTTCCCAAAAATTAAACGTCAATTCTAAGCGATTCTAAGCGACTTTATTTACATGTGCCATTAAACTATACTGCTCCTTATTATAAAATCGCTTAAAACGCTTCTTTGCTACCTTAGAACCCCCCCCTATTGAACACTGACCGCACACCAGGGTCCA